TTGTAGGAGGCTTCGGCAGCGGTTTTGCCGCTGCCGAAGCCTCCTACAAAGGCCGGGTATGAAGCCTCGCTGGTGACGAATGCGCGCTGCGTCGGGGAAAGGGTGCGAGGCTCGGTCAAATGCAGTCGTCCGGCCCACTGTAGGGTAGCATCTTGGCGGTTAGGTTCATATCGACCTTATCGGTGAACATGCCGAGGTGCTTGCCTATATCGACTAACGCGCCCTTCTTATCATGCAGCTTCATCTTGAGCGCCCCAGTCCCGCTTAGCGAGACTTCCGCGATTGCTGCGGCAGTGTCGTCGTCAATATCATCCGACGAGATCAGTTCAACTTGATTGGCCACGGTAAACCGAAGAGCGCCTTCGTCAGCCAACGCTTCCATATCCGCGTCGGTGTCGATCGCGGCGACATTGGTCTGAGAATACCATTTTACGGCTTTGCGAATGTCGCTGAACCCGATCTTCGCCAACTCTCGAAGCACCATGTCCGCTGTGATTTCGGTGCGCCGGGACCGCTCTGCCATCGCTTTTTGCACGGCGTCGGCGACTGAAGTATTCTGAAGGAGTTGGTAGCCCTGCTGCTCGGCAGTTTTCGGACTATACCCAGCACGAATTGCCGCCTGCGTCGCGTTGAGGTCGACGAGGTATTCACGCGCGAACGCTTCTTGCTTATCGGTTAGAGCCCCGCTCATAGTCCGTTCCGATACATCAAGCCGGAATCGCTGTGCATGGGGCAAAATTCCGAAGAATGCGCTTTACGTGCGATCGTTCGGCACCAGTGACGCGAACCACCTGCATAACCGGGCAAGGCCCATAGTCCTCCCAATAGGACAGCACCCTCGCCCTGGTGACAGGCGGCCTACCCCTCACAGTGCCCTCCATGTCGCAAAGTTTATCGGCTGAGGCTTCCGCCAAGAGACGTGTGAGCGCCGACCGCAACGAACGAGCGGTTTCCCTGGCGACCACAAAATGAAGCCGTAGCGCGTCAGCTCAAGCCGCCAACCAGCGCATGTCGAAGCCGTTGGTGTAACACTGATGTAGGGATGCAGCAGGCACCAAAACAAATAGCGCGCCTGATGCAGACGCCAGCGGAGCCACTGATTCCATATTTGACAAGACCACCTCATGCCAAAGCCTTCCGCTCGATCCTGCGCACCTCGGCAAGCCTGCTCAGCGCGAAGATGCTGTGATCGCGGTCGAGCACGGTCACGACGTTGGAGCCTTCCATGACAAGGCGATGTCCTGTGCCGAGCTTCACGTACTTGGCACCAAACTCGATCGCCCTCGACTTGGTGAGTGCCTCGGTGATGAGCGTGCGCGCCTGGTCCTCGGTCGTGATGCCGGGAATGCGCTCCACCGCCCTGGTGAGTGCGTGGCGGGAGATCATGGGGACTAGACCCTTTCGGACACATTGGACACGTTTGGACACATATTCTGGATCAGTCTCATGGCGCGCGCGTATGAGGGGAACCGGGAGAACCCGTCCAAACGTGTCCAATGTGTCCAGACCATCATACCGGGAACCCCTGATCCTGATCGTAAGCCTGCTTTTTCAGCGAAATGCCGTTGATCGAACGGGTGCGATTGGTGTCGGAGGCACGAAACTTCTTGAAGCCACGCTTTTCCATCGCTCCGGTGAATGCCTTCTGGCTGCCTGGCTCTTCACCGGAGGCCTTGGCGTAAGCCTTCCAGCTATCGAAAAGCCGGCCGCCAGCCTCAAACCCGGCGCGCTCGCAACAGTCGTTCAGCCACTGCCCAAGCACATCTTGAGCGTCGAAATAAGCGTCAGTGGCGGCCTTCATGGCATCGGGGTAAGATAGGCCCTGTTCTTGCCACCGGATGGCACCGTCAATCATCCATGCGAGTATTTGCGGCCACTCGTCACGCAGCTTCTCTTCTAGCTTCCGATCGGGCTTAGTGGGCTTTCGGTTAAACGGGATGATGCGGAAACGTCTGCGCATCGCCTCATCGACATTGTGCAAGGTTGGCTCATGGTTGCCGATAAAGGTGAGTTTGAACTGTGGGTTGTAGGTAAAATTATCCTTGCGCATGAAGCGCGCAGTGATGGGGTCACCACCAGTGAGCTGCTTGATGCGAGCTTCCGCCCATGACCTGCCCTCTTCGGTCTCGGAAGCTGTCACCAGGCGCGCGCCCGCGAGCATCGCAACCTCAGTCGAATGACGCTCTCCTTTGGCTGCAGTGAATGTCTCCATGGCCGCGGTGATGGCATAGTCTCCCATGAGCTTGGTGAACGTGTTGATGAATACCGACTTGCCGTTGCCACCGCCTCCGTGCGCGAAGAGCAGGGACTGTTCTCGGGTATCGCCAGTTAGGCTGTAGCCGCACCATTCCTGGAGGAAGTCGATGACCTGCTGGTCACCGCCAGTGGTGTCGTGCAAAAAGGTCAGCCATCGCTCCGGCTTGCCGGGTGATGGGGTTGCAGCGGTAATTTTCGTGATGCGATACTGGGGATCGGAAGGCAGCAAATCGCCAGTCGTCAGATCCACGACGCCGCCGGGAGTTCCGAGCAACCATAGATCGCTGTCCCAATATTCCTTGGTCACGGCCAACGTAGGATCAGAGCGGCAGAACCGCTCGGCGCCAGCGGCTACCGCAGCCTTGCACATCTGCCTTTTACCATCACCCATCCGACGCCCAATTTCACGGGCGTAGTGGAACCCGCGCGCGGTCCGATCTGGGCACCAACGAATGCCGTCCCATTCGTACCAGCGGCCCTCGTCGTGATCGAAGCGAAGTGTCGACGCGTACTGGCCAGCAAAGGCGAGCGCGATGGTGTCTTCACTGACCTCCGCCGCAGGAGCGGCCAAGGGTACAATATTGCCGAGCGGCACAGTATTCATGCAACCGCTCCTTGTTCATGGTCGACAAGGGCGTCCGCGAAGTCTGCGCCGCGAGCTTTGGGGGCCTGGATACCTACCTCCACGCCGATGCCGATCCATCGGCGCGCGCACTTTTGCGCTGCCTCGATGCCGGCCTTGTCGTTGTCCGCGAAAATGGTGAGCCGCTGGACCCCGCCCAAGAGCGGGAAGCTGCCAAGGCTGCCAGCGGAAAGGCAGGCCCATACCGGGCCACCACCCATCTTGATCACAGCCAAGCCGGTTTCTATACCCTCGCAGATGCCGACGCCTGTATCTGGGTCATGCGCCGAGAGCATAACTACACCACCATGGCAGGGGCCGAGCATCTTCCGGTCTATCTTTCGACCATCGGACGACAACTCCGTCCGGTGGATGCCAACCGGGGAACCGTCGCCCGGGGCCCTCACTAGCGAAACCATAGCTGGAACGAAGCGCTGATTGCCGTAATCGTCCTTGCCGAGCGCGCAGCGTGGATGAAAGCGGATGTCGGCAACCGCCGTGCCATGGGCTAGGCCGCGATCAGTTAGGTATCGCTCCGCGAGTGTTCCTGCGGTCGCCATGCTTTCTTTCCAGATGCGCATAGCCGCATCGCGGAGCGAAAACGAGCGACCCGGGCGCTCCTCGACAGGTCGCACTGGCGTAACATACTCGCCTATGTTCTCTAGCCAACGCAGTGCCTCACCGATCGAGCAACGCCTCTCGCGCCTAATGAGGTCAATGACGCCGCCGCCTTCGCCGGCCTCATAATCGTACCATGTACCCTTGACGACATCGATGCTCAGAGAGCCCTTGCCCCGGTAACGCCAGTCGGCCTTGGCCTTCAGCTTCTCAACAGGATCGCCAAGGAGCTTGGTGGCGACTGTCGCCATGGCGGTGGCGAGGTCTGATCGTTGATCGGTCATACCGACCCCCGCTCAACGGCTACTTGGTCAAGGATTTCACGTGATTTTTGGCTCGGGAAGCGAGTGGCATAAGCCACGGCCAACGCGATATCGGTGTCGAAGCTCTCCACGATATGAAGGTGCAGAGTCAGCTTTTGGATGATGTCACGGCGGGCATCTTTCGCCTGGTCCATTGTGAGGTCGCCGGCCCTACCCATCAAGATGACCGAGACATTGGCGGGAACCCAGTCAGGTGCCTCGGGCGCAAGTCCCCCGAGCACCACTTCGGTCAAATGCCCTTCAGTGCCGTACTCTCCGTGGGCAATCATCACGGAGATATCATTCTCGCGGTAAACCAATGCCGGCCCGACTATCGCATTCGGACCGTTGATTGCCGCCAACAGCGTGTCGCCTTCGCAATCCTGTAGCCAGTGAGCGCCGCGGTTCGGGCGTGACCGGGCAGCTTTCTTTGCCGCCCCATTATGGATTACGTTAAATTTAGGGCACTCGCGTTTTATCGCATCGCGCTCGGCGGCAAGCGCGGCTTCGCGGGTGTCGAACTGTTCTATTTCCACCCTGGTGACTTGACTGAACCACGCGGAGCCTCTGGCATGCGCTTTAGTGCGCGTGGGCCACGACAAGCTGATCCCGACGTATAGAAGCGAGCCGTCATCCGCGAAATGCCGGTATAGTGCCGTGCTATTCATGCGGTCACCCTCCCGCGAACCGGGGCTCCAAGCCGCCTTAGGAAGTCAAGCGCCGCCGCCGCCGTGTAGAAGCAGCCGACTGCATGTCCCTTCCGGAACAGGTCGTTTCCATATTCGATTTGAGGCTGCGAGAGCTTGCCGGGTCGGCCCTTGGCGTCGAAGCCCTTGAACTCGATACTCGCTACCGAGCGGGGGCAATCGTCACTGGTGGCGTCTCGGTAGTCCCAGAATATGACCGTATCAAAGGTGCCGGCGAGAAGTCCGGTGCGCTTCATCGACCGCTGCTCTTTGAAGCCGCGCTTGCCCTCGTTACGGATGGCGCGCGCTGTGACCTTCGATGACGTCTTGAGCAGATAGGCGATGAACGCCGCCTGGCGTTCTTCCTCAGGCCATAACTTCGGGTCCGGCCCCGGTGATGGGGCCGGCTCGCAAAAGAACAACGGCTCAGCGATCAGCGGGCTTTCCATCTCCGCGAAGGTCATGACATCGGCATCAGCCATCTGTTGCCTCCCGCCGCTTGCGTTCGGCCAAGCGCGCGTGCAGCTCGGTAAGTAGCGCCGGACGATCGCGCCCGGTCGCGTGACTGTTCGCAATGCTTTCGAGCATGGCGTCGGTCAGCGTGTGCAGCGGTGCCATGGTCACCTTCATGAAAGCCGCAGTCGTGTTGTGCGCGCGGGTCATCTTGTCCGGAGCGTGCTGCGGCTTGCGGGCATAGTGATTCATGCGGCCCTCCATGAAAAAAGAGGGATTCTATTTATCCGGTCTCGTGGCGCAGGCCAGTCAAACGGGCTGAGCTTTCCCCCGCGACGCATTAAAAAGGTATCTCGTCATCTAGTTCATCGGCATGCGACTGCGCTGGTGCACTCTGATTACTTGCCGAAGTCCCGCCTCTGTCCCCCTGCTTAGCCCCGTCGAGCATGGTCAGGACCGCACCCGGCCCCTGCAAGACGACCTCGGTACTGTAGCGATCGGCGCCCGATTGATCCTGCCACTTGCGCGTCTGGAGCTTGCCTTCGACGTAGACCTTGCTCCCTTTTTTCAGGAAGCGCTCGGCCACGCCGACAAGGCCGTCACCGAAGATCGCAACTGTATGCCATTCGGTTTTTTCCTTCCGCTCGCCGGACTGCTTGTCCTTCCAGCTTTCGCTGGTGGCGATACGTAGGTTTGCGACCTTGCCGCCGTTCTGGAACGAGCGGACCTCGGGATCGGCGCCGAGATTGCCGACGATAATGACCTTGTTGACGCTGCCTGCCACTTAAACTTCCAATCCCTGTTCCAGCATTTCGGCCTGAGAGCCGATCTTTCGTGCGATGATGTTGAGTTGATGCGGATCGATGGGTTGTTCGTCGGTCGCGTTGGCGATGACGTCGGCGAGTTCCTGTTCGATCTTGCGGAGGGCCTTTGCGATCATGCCGCCTGAGCCCCAAGATGCTTGGCAATCTCCTGCATCGACGCACGTATCTGCCCCTTTGTCAGAAACAGTTCCTTGCCTGCGTCCTCAGGCTCAAACCCCATCGCGAGCAATTCAGCGAAGTTGTCGAGACGGGTGACAAGCAGGTTCTCGCCGAAATAGACTTTCCATCCGCGCCCGGTCAGTTCGACCATGTTTCGAGCAGTGCCGTTTTCTGGTGCGACGCGGTGTACTTCACCAGCCTCGATCATTGATTCGAGAGTGGTCCTGAAGTACTGGAAGCTGCGAACCCAACGACGCCCATCGCGCAGGCATTCGGCGATCATATTGCGCGGGTTCATGCCGCCTTACTCCGATAGCGCTGCGCCCTGGTCAGCAGTTCGTCGGGCTCGACCACGGCATTGCCGACGCGCCAGAACAAACCCTTGGAGTTCTGCCGGCCGCGATCGTCGCAGCGGTAGGTCGGGAAGTGGCGACGTAGGATGTCAGCGGCTTCATCGTGCGGGCCGTAGTCGGAGCGCTTCGGCGCTGCGGCCCGGTAGGGAAGTATCCAGTTGATGGCCTTCTTCGTCTTCTCACGCGGCGGCGCGACATAGACGGCAGGGACTACACCAGTTTCCTTCAACCAGCGGTGTACGGTCTCGCTCGCCGCGTGGTAGTGGCGCTGCATTCCCTTGATGGTCAGGGTTGGTCCCACCTCGCGGAAGTCCTCAGGCGCGGGCTTGAGCGCCTTGCGACCCTTGAACGTAACCTTGGCGATCGGCGGATTGACCCCGGTCGTGTTGATCCACTTGCGCAACAGGCGCTCGCCAACGGCATAGCGGGCCATCAGTTCGGGGCGGGACAGGGTTCCAGCCGCGGCGATAAAGTCAGCGGGCAGGGCGCGGCTACGCATTACCGGCGCGCCCGTCAGCTCGCCCTTCCAACGCGAAATAGTCCCGGCGCCCGTCTTGTAGCGGACACGCAGTTCCTTGTAGCTCAGCTTGTCGACGTATTCGGCGAAGTCATCCGGCATAGACCGGATCGGCGCGCCCATTCTGTTCCCCACCATCTCTCAGCGCTCCCCGACGACGCGGGGACGGCGAAGCGTTTCGATCCGGTGCAGCCAGCCACCGATCGTCCGGTAGACCTTGCGAAGCCGCGCCTCGTCCTTATCGAGCAATTCGTGATCGGTGACGATCTTGCCACCGGGGCTGTCAGGGCTTTCGTCCTGCGCAGTCTCGTGGGCCAGCGCGATCATGTCGAGGGTCAGCGGGTCCGATGAGCAGATCGCATCCTTGGCAACGTTCTTGAGGCCATAATCGCGATCCAGTTCGTCATGGGCGGACTGGTCGTAGGCGAGCAGGTTCCAGATCTTGTCGGCGGTGGGCAGCGAGGTGCCGCTCTTGATGTTCTTCCGCAGGTGCGTTGTACCGACGCCGAGCCACAGCGCGACCCGCTCATCACCATGCTGTTTGCACAGGCGGGACAGCGCCGCGAGCCAACTGTTGCGAAAACCTTCTTCTGTTTGCGGTGCAACATTGGGCAATACATTGCGGTCAGGCATCGGATACCTCGGTTGAATGAAAGGACGAAGAACCACAGCGCGGGGACTGGCGATCGGCGTCATCGCCGCGCGTGTGGTGGAGAGGTTGGGGGCCGGCTTGGAACTCAAGCTCATCGAGCCAACCGTTGACGGCGAGCCATTCGACATGCTGTTCGGGCGTGAGGTCGCCTTGGGGTGGGAAGTGCATCCCCTAAACCCCCGCGATTTCGTGGATGGGGGGAGAGAGCATCAGATCGATGGTCTCGCGGTCTTCTGCGTCGGGGGTGTGAGGACGGATTTTGCGGAAGGCGCGAGCTGCGAACCCAATTGCTCGGGGTGCGCAGGGGCTAATTCCGTCGAGAGCCAAGCCGGTCTCCCGGACATGATTGATGCCAACGCCGCTGAACACTCTGGCAACCGTGTAGACGCCACCAACTCGGAGGCTTTCAGGTACTCCCCAGCCATCGTCCTGAGCAGCCACACACAGCGCCAGATCGCCGACCTGCCAATCGTCAGACATAGCTCAGCACTCCCCCCGACAAATCGGACAATCAGCTTGTTCGCCGGTATGGAAGCCGGTGTCGTCGATCATGCGAACGATGCGATCGTGGAAAGCGAACAGGACTGCGGCCAAGGCGGCGGATATGGTGAGGGCGAGGGCCACTTAAGCCGCCTCCGCTGCGAGGCAGAGAAGGCGCTCCTGAGCGATTGCGAATATTTCCGCGTCACTCTCGATGCCGACGAACTGCCGCCCTGTATTGAAGCAGGCAACTCCGGTCGTCCCGCTGCCCATGCAGTTATCGAGGATCACGTCGCCGACATTGCTGTAAGTGCGGATCAGGTACTCGCAGAGGTCCACCGGTTTCTGCGTGTTGTGGAGCTTCGACCGCTGCTTATCGCTGGCGAAGATTTGCACGCTGCGAGGATACCGCTCGGTGCTGTCGTAGGGCAGGGGCTCGAAAGCTTGCCGCCCATAAATCTGCGTAATGTCACCTCGCTTAGTGGCCGTTTTGCGAACGTGGCCGAAAGTCTTTTGGGGATTATAGGTTGGCTGGCGATCGTAGAAGACGAGGACATTTTCATGCGCCTTCATCGGCGCCCGTCTTGCATTAAGGTGGCCCGTGGCGTGGGTCTTTTCCCATATCCACTCATAGCGGAGCATGGGCAGGTTGCTCACGCCGAGAACC